CGTTCTGAACTTGCGACCACCAGCATTGAACCTGTGCCATAGACGATTGGGGTAGCACACAGGGCACTTGCCAATCGTTAGAGTCTTGAACACAGAATCTGGTACGAACTTGACCCTGTGACCACACTTTATGAACTCGTGTAGGATCGGTGTCTTGTTATGCGTGTACTTTCCTAGAACGCGCAGATTCTTAGTCAGCTTGGCGATTCGCCTCTCATACTCTTCGTGAGCTAGATGCAGGGGTTTCCGACATGTAGCGCATGGCTCACCAGAACCAACAAAGCAGTCCTTCGTCATTTCGAACTCGTTACCGCACGAGTGGCGATAAAGGTTTTTCTGCTTGGCATTGGCTCCAACTGAAATGCAGGTATAGGATTGGTATCCTCTACCGTGTAATTCGGTCGTGTGTGTTTCTGGTGTACGCTTGATTCTGTAGAACGCACGCTTATGGGTGCAGACACACTTAGGTCCAGTTTTCCCATCTTTGTGCTCTACGACACGTTTGATTCCGCAGGATACGCACTCAACTTTGAACTTACGTTCACCTAGAACTTTCACAAGTTTGTAGTTAAGCTTCGAGGCGTGGCGTTGCGCGAAGTCAATTGCGCTTAGTGGCTTGGGTCCGGTCTTAGACATTGTTCTTTCCTAACAATGAATTTGTTACTTGAGCTAGGTTCAATGAGGAAGCATTGAACCAGGGCCGCTAAACCTTTTCGCTCAAACCTTGATTGTGAACCGCGCTTTCGAGCGGCTCACTACTCAGAAAAACAGAGTGCACAGAACGTCAAATCCTGTACCCCTTGGCAACTGAGCGCGAGTTCGACACTGAAACAGCCAGTGATTCGAACATGACCCAGCCGCGACCCGGAATGCGTTCGACAGAGATGTCAATCGGTTGTGACTGGAGACCGCCACGATCCGAGTAAGCGCCGTGGTTCAGTGCATCACTGATGACGAAGAATTCGCCTTGGTTCAGCACCTTGTGTTCCGGGTGACGATACGCATCTGACGTGATCGTGCAGCCGTAGAGCACGCCGAGTTCGCCGGTCAACAGGAGTTCGTGACGTGCAACCGGATCGATTGCAGTGAAGAAGTCCGAGTTACCGATGATGTCCTGGTAGATGTCGGTAGCGATCAGGACGTGCGGTGCCTTCAGGCCCCAACGCGTCACGTTCGTCATCACCTGAGCGAATGTGTACGGCGTGAGTTGGCCAGAAATCACTGACAGCGGGTTGTCCACGCCAACGATTTCATTGACCAGCATGTACCACAGGCGGTCTTCTGAAACCATGATTGCTTCAGTCGCTTCCACGTACTTTTCTTGAAGCACGTCACCGGCTGACTGGTTGATTTCGTTCATCGGAATGAACGGGCGGGTCACAACTTGCAGTTCAGGCGGAGTGAACCACTTGTCACGCGTGATCTGCGACTGAATCTTGGTCGGGCTGGTTGACCACACAGCCGTCACGTTTTTGTTGCGCAGCGGGAAGCGAACGATTGCGCCTTGTTCGACCGTGATCTTGGTCGTGTACTTGCGCATGAAGCCTTGACGGTTCGCAGTGATGTACAGCGAATCCGCCATACGTTCACCCAGAACGCGGTGAGCTTCACGATCATTGAACGCTGCCTGAATCAGTTCGCGGTGCAGCTTTTCGTTCTGCTCAGCGGCTGCAAACACTGGGTCTGCAACGACTTCGCGACGGCTCGAAGCTGCCAGGAATTCCATCTGGCGATTGATCAGGTCACGCTTTGACGACGCGTTGATTTCACCGTTTGAAGCGACTGCGCGTTCATTCGAACCCGCAAACTTATATTCGGATGCCGCAACCATCGGCGTCTTAGCCGCGCGGACTTCAACCTTATTACGCATTTGATACTCCGTTTTGTTTGGTTTTAATCAGCAGGGATTCAAGACAAGCGAATCCCTGCTAAGTAAAGAAGCCGCGTGTTAGATCACAGGGCGTCGAAAGTGAGGCCGAGGAACGGAACTTCCTGACCTGGGATGCCGATGACGATTGCGTTCGGAACTGCCAGCGGAGCAGCGCCCGCTGTACCCGGCGTGCCGAGCGTCAACTGACCATTTGCGGCCAGCACCACGACGTTTTCAGCAGAGCCTGCAGCGGTCCAGTTCTGTGCAGCGTTGAACTCCGATGTCCAGATCGTTCCGCGTGTGATCACGCCGATTTGGCCAACGTAGTTACCGATGTAGCCACCCGGTTGAATGTCACCGAACAGCGCGCGAGCCTGGATCACAGTCAGCGCGTACTTGTAGGTAACGTTCACCGTGTCACCGGCTGTGAGGCCGGAAACGTTCGCACCTGAAACGGTCGGGTCTGCGGTGAAGGTGTCGGTCGTCGTGTCGTACGTCGAAACTTGACCCGCAATCGGAGTCAGCGAAAGCGTGACGATGCCGGTTGACGGAACGACGAACTGTTCGACCTTGTTGTAGTACGGCTCGCTGAACGGAGCGGCTGACGTACCAGCGAACACGAAACCGACGAACACATCTGATGCGGTTCCAGTTGAAGGCATCACGCCTGCTGAGGTAGCACCTTGTGCAACAACCGCTGCTTGACCTTCAGCGAGGAACTGCGCACCCGGTGCAACGATCATTTCCGTGCTTTGTTCGGCGCGCGTGAAAGGCAGATAGAAAGACATTTTGTTTCTCCATATTGGATTCGTGCGTCAAGACACGCGCTGAACCAGCAGCACGTTTCTGCAACGATGAAATTACGAATTGGGGATTTGCTACTGAGGGGGAGAGACCAGGTTTAGAACCTGGCCCCTGTGTTCTGCTTAGAGGCTGAACGTGGTTTTTCCAGCGAGGAACGCTTGAACTTCTGTCGAATAGCCAGCGGCCTTAGCCGACACTTCCTGACGAACGCGCGTTGCCGGACGCATCAAAGCAGCGTGCACAGTTTCCGGTGCGTGGCTGTCTTGATCGAACTCATCAACGAACTGCTCGTCGGTTGTGTCCGAACCGTTCAACTGGCGTTGGAAATTCGGGCTTGCCGAATCACCAAACAGGTTGTCTTCGTCATCGCCCGATTCGTCAGCCAGACCTTGGTCCGAAACCATGTCCAGAGCAGCCGCGTGTTGATTGCGCACGTCTTCCGACAGAGCGGAGAGCTTGGTAGCCTGAGCCAGAATCGCCTTACCGAAATCCACACCCTTCGATGCGAAGACGCGCTTGATCATGCCCTTGGCACCGCGCACACCAGCAGCAGTCAACTCGTCTTCCAGAGAGGCGCTCAGTTCATTGCGCACATCCTTGAAGTAACCCTTGCTGATACCGACGGATGCGATTGCCAGGCATTGATCCATCGACTGCAGAGCTTCAGCGTGTTGAGCGCGAACTCCAGCCGTCAGCTTCGAGGCCTTCATTTCAACGCGCTTGTTCAGCACTTCAGCCTTGCCCAGATTCACGGTTGCCAGCACAAAGCCCATCTTCTGGAGACCGGCGCGCACGCCGTGCTTTGTCATTTCGACAGACGTCACTTCCTGGAACTGCTCACCCAGGTACACGTCAACGTGGCCAGCGCGGACCGCAACCTTCTTGCTCATCGACGCGATGATGCGATTTGCCTTGATCACCTTGACGGAATTTCCGACATTGGCGAACACGACATCATCTGGCTCGTCATCTGCGCCATCGACATCGAGCAATGCCATGTCTTCAGGTGCAGCGTCCCCACCGTCTTCCATGTCTTCGTCATCGATCAGATCGGTGCCCATTGGCTGCGGAGCATCACCAATGGTGTCACCCGCACCAGGCGTGTCATCGAAGTCCGTAACAACGTCTTCCACGTTGTCCGCATCCATGTCGTCTGAGCCTTCAACCGTATTTCCCGGTGTTTCTGGCTTCGGAGGCTCCAATCCTGACTGCGGATTGTCACCAGGTTCGAGGCCGGTACCGGACGGATCGGTTTCCGAACTCTCAGCGAGATAACCTGCAGCCGGATCAGCGACGTTAGGCAGCGACGTCGTAGCTTGTTGACCTTCTTCCGGTTCGCCATCAGCACCAAGCTCGCCAGCTTCCAGCAGGCCTGTACCTGAATCCGGATCACCGGCTGAGAAATCGCCGTCTGCGTCAGGACCCTTCGTGAAAGTCGGATCGTCCAAGCCAGATGCGTCGTCCTCACCCAGACCGGCCTTCGTCGTCTTTGCCGGATGACGCTTTGCCGATTCCTTGGCCAACGGGACGATGCCCGGATGCTTCGGATTCTTGGCTGCTGCAATGCGTTGCGCTGCGGCCAGTGGCTGTGCGCTAGCGTTCTGGCGCTTGGAATCTTTGGTGTACTCTTCTTCATTCAAGAAGTGAGTAGAACCACCTTCGAAGTCCTCCGGATCGATCAGCGTATTCGGCGTCTGATTGTTCTTTACCGCCTGATCCGAATCTTCCGG